ATGAACGGCGAACGGAATGCTCGTTTCGCGGCGCAGGCGCCGCATTGGCCAAGGCGCGCGCAACCTCCCGCAGGCGCCCCCAATGTTCTCGTGATTTTGTTCGACGATGTCGGTTTTTCCGATTTTGGCTGTTACGGTTCGACAATCTCCACTCCCAATATCGACCGGCTGGCGGCCTCGGGCTTACGCTTTTCTGGCTTCCACACCACGGCAATGTGCTCAACTACCCGCGCAGCGTTACTCACAGGTCGTAATCACCATAGCGTGGGGGTCGGTTGCCTGGCCAATTTCGACAGTGGCTTTCCCGGTTATCGAGGCAAGATCTGCCGCGAAGCCGGTACACTGGCGGAAATGCTGCGCCCGCATGGCTATTCGACATACATGGTGGGCAAGTGGCACGTTGTACCGGTCGATGAGACAGGACCACGCGGGCCAGTCGATGGCTGGCCGCTTGGGCGCGGGTTTGACCGCTTTTACGGTTTCATGGATGCCGAAACCGATCAGTACGCGCCGGAGCTGGTACTCGACAACACGCCGATTCCTTCGCCCGGCAGCTATGAAAGCGGCTATCATCTGACCGCAGACCTGGCCGACCAGGCGATCCGTTATCTCGCCGATCACGTCGCGGCCGAACCAGATGCGCCGTTTTTGATGTGGCTGGCTCCTGGAGCATGCCATGCTCCGCATCAGGCACCACGCAACCTGATCATGCATTACGATCGGCATTTTGAGCATGGCTGGGATGAAGAGCGCGATGCGCGGCTGGCTCGGCAAAAGACAATGGGGCTGGTGCCCGACAACGCAGCGGTGCCACCCCTCAACGATTTCGTGCAGCCATGGGCCGCACATGGTGAAGACGAGCGACGTCTCTTTAGGCGCTTACAGGGTGCTTATGCGGCAATGCTCGACCATGCCGATCATCATATCGGCCGTGTCCTCGATTTCCTTCAGACTGCAGATCTTGCCGAGAACACTTTGGTCATTGTCATGTCGGACAACGGCGCTAGCCAAGAAGGGCTTGCTCAGGGCTTTGTCAACGCGATGGGGCCCTACAATATGCGGCCCGAGTTGATGGCTGAAAAAATTGAGCGGATCGACGATATCGGTGGTCCGGACACTCACAGCAACTTCCCGTTCGGTTGGGCGATGAACGCCAACACCCCGCTAAAGCGTTACAAGCAGAACACCCATGGCGGCGGGATACGCGACCCGCTGGTTATGAGTTGGCCCAAGGGGATCGCCGCCCGCGGAGAGATTCGTCATCAATTCGCTCATGCCGTGGACCTAGTGCCAACACTGCTTGATCTAATCGGCGTCACTGCTCCAGATGTGATCAATGGTGTCGCCCAGATGCCTCTGGAAGGCGAAAGCTTTGCCAAGGCGATCGCCGCCCCGGATGCACCGTCGCGCAGCAGTCCGCAATATTTCGAGATGTTCGGCCATCGCGGGATCGTGCATGAGGGTTGGAAGGCAGTGGCATTTCATCCGCCGGGCACGGCCTTCGAGAGCGACCGCTGGGAACTCTATCACCTCGATGAGGACTTTTCCGAAATTCACGATCTCTCTGACGAGATGCCGGAGAAGCTGGACGAGCTGGTGTCGCTCTGGTGGGACGAAGCCGAGAAGCATCAAGTCCTGCCACTCGATGATCGCTTCGGACCGCGATTTGCCGAAAACGCTGCGCGCCGGCTTGGCGACCGGAGAGTATTCACCTTCCACAAGGGTATGGGGCACCTTCCTACAGACGTAACGCCCGACCTGCGATCGCGCAGCTACCGCATTGATGCCCACGTTTCGCTCAAGGGCGGGGATGAGGGGGTTCTCGTGGCGCATGGCGATGCGACCTGCGGCTACAGTTTTTACCTCAAGGATAGCGCGCTTCATCACGATATAAATGTCGGCCAGCATCAGATCGTCAGCGCGCAGCTGAATGATCTCGCAGCCGGAGCGCACGTGTTGAGCTACCGTGCAATACGTCAGGAGAGCGGACCGATGCAGGGTGTTCTGCTGGTCGATGACAAAGAGGTCGCTCGCGCGGACATTGTTTTCGGATTCGTCAATTTCATTTCATGGTCCGGCCTTGATATCGGTCATGACCGTTCAAGCCCGGTCTCGCTATATCCAGCTCCTTTTCGATTTACCGGCGAACTGGCGAAGATCGTCGTTACGATCGAGGACGATCAAACCGATCACGCCGAGGGTGCTGCACAAGTGGTGCTGGCGCGCGAATGAGATCATCGTATCGAAACGTTTCCCGTTCCGAACATTCTTTGCCGAGTGCGGTCCAGAAACCTGTCAGTCCGAGCCGGCCCAAAAGGCGCTATAATTTTCCGCATGAATGAACGACCAGTTTCGGCGGCCAAGCGAGGCATCGTGAATATTGCCTTTGTTGGCGACTGCGGACCCGCTCCTTGCCTCTCCGCATGGCGGCTTTCCGCCGGCACCCTACTAAAAGCTGCCAGTCCGGAACCGGCCCTATTGTGTTGAAAAACTCCATCGTCCGTTTTGGTGGGCAACAATAGAATTTGGATGCATCTCTCGACACAGCAATGATTCAAGCAGCGAACTCACTCTGTATCATTGTTGCCAGAAGTTAGGCTCCAGCTTGGCGGGTCCGACTTTTTCAACAGAATAGGCCCAAAAGTCGCCATCAGGTGCCCATCATATTCCTGTCGGGTGAATCGGGAAATCTAAGAATTCAGCGGATTTTTGCTAATGGCGCACCCGACAGAGGGGCAACAATCTCGTAAATTCAGGCAGATACATCGGCTAACCGGTGTCTCCGGACCAACGCAATCCCGTGGGTTTCAAGCTTCGAAGGCTAACCGCTTTTCGGGCTTGATGTGAGCACCACTGCCGACCTTGCTGGCCGGATCGAGGAGATCGCCAAGGCCTTATTCGGGGAGCCAAACAAGCGGCTTTCGTCGAAGGACGAGCTGCGCTTTGGCGGAAACGGAAGCCTGCGCGTCTCGATCGCAGGCGAGTATCGCGGCACTTGGACGGATCACGAAGCGCAAGAAAGCGGCGGCGTGCTGGATCTGATCGCGCACAAGCTAGGAGGCGATCGGACGAGCGCTGCCGCTTGGCTTCGCGAGCACGACGGGCAATCCGCCTCACGCGAGCCGGTGGCGGTGTATCGCTACGAGGACGAGCGCGGCGAACTGGTGCAGGAGGTGCTGCGCTACGCGCCGAAGAAATTCCTTCAGCGTCGGCCTGACGGGAAAGGCGGATGGAATTGGAAGGCGAAAGGCGTCAGGCCGGTCCTTTACCGCCTGCCTCGTGTAATGGAGGCGATCGCTAAGGAACTCACCGTGTTTGTTGTGGAGGGTGAAAAGGATGTTGAGCGCCTAGAGGCGCTGGGCTTAGTCGCCACTTGCAACGCCGGGGGCGGAGGAAGAGGCAAGTGGCGGGCCGAGCACGCCGCGCAGCTGACGGGCGCGCGAGTGGCAATCATTCCCGATAATGACGACACCGGCAGTGCCCACGCTGACGAAGTGGCGCTCTCGCTTCGCGGTATTGCGGATGACGTGCGCCTGATCGATCTAGGCACCGCCGAAGAGAAAGCCGATGTTTCCGACTGGCTCGACGCGGGGGGCACGGCTGCGTGCCTGGTTGAGATGGTCAAGGCCGCGCCGCCTTGGCGGCCTACTTTCCGGCCAACCTTCCCTTTCGTGTGGTGGGGCGAGGAAGACAGCCGACCGGCGTTGTCGTGGTTGGTTAAAGGCCTCGTGCCGGAAGGTGGGCTGGCCGTCGTCTATGGCGCACCAAAGTCGACCAAGACTTTCATGATTCTCGATATGGCTCTGCACATCGCGCACGGGCGCGACTGGTATGATCTTCACGTGAAGCGCGGTGGCGTGATCTACGTTTGCGGCGAGGGCGAAGCTGGGGTTCGCCAGAGAATGAAGGCTTGGCGGCAAGAAAGGGGCGGCGAGCTCGGCGTGCCATTCGCACTGATTCCGAAAGCCGTGAACCTATTCGATAGCGAAGACGAGGTAGGGCGACTTATTCGTGACATTCAGGGCGCAGCGATTGCGATGGGGGAGCCGGTCAAACTGGTGATCTTTGACACGTTCTCGCGAATGATCGGGGCAGGCGATGAGGACCGCGCACCCGATCAAAACATCATGGTTGCCCGCGCCCGGTTGATCCAGGATGCCACCGGCGCGACGGTTTGCTATGTGCACCACTCGGGCAAAGACGAAAAGCGTGGGACGCGAGGCAGCAATGCCTTGCCCGGCGCTGCTGACGTGGTGGTCTGCGTCAAAAAGGATCCCGACACCGGTACTTGCGAAGCGCGGGTAACGGATATCAAGGATGGGGCTGAGGTCGGCCCGTTCGCATATACGCTTTCGCAATCGACCGTCGGGACTGACGAGGAGGGCGAGCCGATCGTCTCTTGCGTCATTGAGCCCGCCGGTGCGCGCCAGGGCAATCAGCGAACCAAGCTAACCGACGCCGAACGCCGCGCCCTTTCCGTGCTGCGCGATGTGGTCGGGGACACGCGGGACATGGCGGGACATTTGCCAAGTGTCCCGCTCGGGACATGGCGGGACAAATTCATCTCGGCTGAAAATGGCGAATTTGAGGCGATCAAGAAGCGGTTCAATCGCGCCAAGAATTCTATTGAGGACAAGGGCTTAATCGAGATTGTCGGCGATGCTGTGTGGTTGCTGGAGCAGGGCGAATGAGGGGCCGGGACACGCGGGACACGGCGGGACAAATTGAAATTGTCCCGATGCGGGGACGAGGGGACACTATGGGACACCCCCGAAGGGGGGGTGTCCCTGTGTCCCCCGTCTCCCCAGCATCGACCGCCGAACGGTTGAGGGAAGCGGCGTGGCGATTGGGGCGGCTGTCGCCAAACTGGCAGAACCCCGAGGAATTTTTCGAAGAGCGCTCGGAGATCGAGCGGGAGCTTCGGCGCGCAGCACGGGAGGTCGAACTTGGCTAAGTGGCCGTATAGCACCGCCGCGTGGCTCAAGCTGCGCAGGTTGAAGCTTCAGACGTCGCCGCTGTGCGAGGATTGCGAGGCTGAGGGCAGGACCGTTCCGGCAAATGTTGTCGACCATCGTCACGCCATCTCCCAGGGCGGCGCGCCGTTCCCGCCACTCGATGGGCTGGCCAGCCTGTGCCAGCGTCACCACTCGATCAAGACAGCGAGCGGCCCGGAAGCAGGGGCCTTCAAGAGCAGGGGGCCAAAAAAGGGCTGTACTCCGGATGGATTGCCATTGTCGGACACGCATCCTTGGAACGGTGGCAATGGCAAGTGGAGCGGCAAGGTAATCGAGCGCCGTATGCCGAGCGACCTCAAGCGCTCTGCCATCCCGCTGACCATCGTGTGCGGTCCTCCCGGCAGCGGCAAAACCACTTATGTGCGTCAACACGCTGCACCCAAGGATGTGGTGATCTGCCTCGATACCATCATGCAGAAGATTTCAGGCCTGCCAGAGCACCAAGCGCCGCCGCACTTGCTGTCGCGCGCGCTCACCAAGCGCAATGCCATGCTCCGATCGCTGGCGAACGAGAAGGGCGATCACGCCGCGTTCTTCATCGTGTCCGCGCCGCGACCATACGAGCGGGACGTGTGGGCGCGCCGCCTGGGCGGTCGCCTGGAGGTGCTCACCACGCCCGCGATCGAGTGCATCCGGCGGATCAATGCGGACCCGGCCCGCCACGGCCAAAGCAAACGCATGGTCGAAGCAGTGCTGGCATGGTGGCGGGACAATCCGCACCTCGAACGCAAAATCTCTCAGGGCTGGGCGGCTAGGACCAACATCGAGGCCAAGCAGATAGTTAGTTGAGGTTGAATGGGTAAGCGTGGGCCAGGTTCGGGACGACGATTGGCGGTGGCGGCGCTCGCAGCGCCCCAGCGGTCGGACCTGTTCAACCAGTCTCCGGCGCTCCCCCAGGCACATCCGTGGCAATTGGAGGGCCTGACACGCGCCGAGCGCGTGATCGCCTTCATCGAGGACCTTCCGGTTACGAAAGGCTTTGGCGCTGGGCAGAAGGTGAGCCTCGAACCGTTCCAGCGCGATTGGCTGCTCGCGATCTATGACGAGGACGAGCACGCGCAGCGGCGCGTTCGTACCGGCCTGCTGTCGGTCGCACGCGGCAACGGGAAAACCGTGCTCTGCGCTGGTCTCGCGCTGTGCCACCTAGTCGGCCCCGAATCCGAGCGGCGTGGCGAATGCTATTCCGCCGCCGCAACGAAGGAGCAATCGGCGCTGATCTTCGCCGAGATGGAGGCGACGATCATGTGCTCTCCGTGGATGGCGGCGCGCCTGAACGTGAAGACCTTCAATAAGGTGATCGAAGACCCGATTACCGGCTCAATCTACCGCGCGCTCGCGAGCGACGGCAAAAGCGTTCACGGCCTCGCATCGTCGTTCGTGGTTTGTGACGAGCTGGCGCAATGGAAAAGCCGGGAGCTGTTCGACGTTCTCCGCACCAGCCTCGGCAAGCGTGAGCAGCCGCTTTTGCTGGTGATCGGCACGCAATCGCCACGCGCCGAAAATATCATGAGCGAACTGGTCGACTATTCGGGGCGCGTCGATTCGGGCGAGATCGAGGACGAGAGCTTTCACGGCAGGGTCTACACAGTGCCGGAGGACGTGGATCCGTTCGACCCCGAGAACTGGCCGCTGGCCAATCCGGCGCTGGGGCGCTTTCGATCGGCGCGCGAGCTGCAGGAGGAAGCCAACCGAGCGCGGAGGATGCCGACCTTCGAACCGGCGTTCCGCAACCTCTACCTCAACCAGCGCGTCGATGCGGAGCCGAAGGCGATCAATCCGGCAGAATGGGAGCTATGCGGCCAGCCTTTCGACCTTGGGGCGCTGCATGGGCGCCCGTGCTACGCTGGTCTCGATCTTTCGAGCACCCGCGATCTCTCGGCGCTGGCACTGTATTTCCCCGAGGACGGAGGCGCTCTGGTGATCCATGCGTGGTGCCCGAAGGACAACATGGCGGAGCGCGAAGAGACCGACCGCGTTCCCTATCGCACCTGGGCAAAGCAAGGGCATATCGAGGCCACCCCAGGGCGCGCGATCGACAAGCGATTTATCGCGAGCAGGCTGGCGGAAGCCAAAGCCCGCTATGATCTGCGCGGGATCGCCTTCGATCGCTGGGGTATGGCCGATTTTCGTGCGCTGCTGAATATCGAGGGAATAGAGCTGCCCTTGACCGAATGGGGCCAAGGCTACCGCGATATGGGGCCAGCGGTCGACGCCTTCGAGATTGCCATGCTTGAGGGCAAGCTTCGCCACGGAATGCACCCGCTACTGCGATGGACGGCAGGAAACCTCGTCTACGAGATGGACCCTGCGGGCCTGCGCAAGCCGAGCAAGAATCGCTCGATCGACAGGATCGATCCCATCGTGGCCGCGATCATGGCAATCGGACTGGCGAACCGGGACGAAGGCGAGCAGACTTATCGCGGCAATGGGATCGTGTGGCTTTAGTCGGGCGCGGGCGGTACGCGGTCTGGTGCTGGCTTGATGCCCTTCGCGCCATTTGTGAGGCCCCAGGCATGGTTCAGCAGCGTGCGTATTGCCTCCGGGCGAGTGAACCGGCCCCCATCCTCCTCTATCCAGTCGTCGAGGCGCGCAAGTTGGTCCGGTTGCAATCGGACATTGATCGATTTTCCGGCTTGCGAGGCGCGCCGATTTTTCGTGGTGCCATGAGTTGACTGCGTCATGTGTCGCTGGTACCACGAAAACGAGCCGAGGGGAAGTTGGCGCTTCCCACCCGGCTCTGACCTCAACCGTCTTATGTGGAGACGATCATGGCTGACTTGCCCCTACCCGGCGCATTCGTTCGCGCCAATCCCTTGCCTTTTCCCCGTGCCATCATCGAACAGCAGGTCGAGGCGCTGATCGCGTTCCTCGACGCCGCCGACGGTGACCCCGATATCGAAGACGGCGACGAGGATTGCTGCCCTGCATACGATGATCGCCCCTATTCGATGGGTGCTTGCGGCGATCTGACAGGAGGCGCTGGCGATCTCGACGATGCCGAGGAGGATGATCCGTCCGGACAATGCGACGAGGACGGAATCAACACCTCGCAATTCTTGACCCGGAACTGCGGCCCAGGCTGCATAATCAGCGACAGCGATCATGCTTACTGGGACTAAGCATTTCGTGAGGGCTTGCCACACTTATTATTTCGTGATAGGCGCTCACGAATGGAACGGATATTGACTCTCACGCAGTTCACCCCCGCTGAAGCCGAGCGTATCACTGGCGCGACCACCGTGACGCAGCGTGATTGGCGTCGTCGCGGTATCCTCACAAAGCGTGGAGAGGGTCACGCTCGATACGACCTGTTCGATTTATCGGAAATGATGGCGCTAAAGCTTCTTTCCGAACGGGGCATCTCACTGGACGATGCCGCAACCGTTGCCGACTGGTGCGCGATGGGGATCGGCTATCGGGCGCTCTTATGGGTAAACGCCTATGAGGGCGACCACTTGAGAACCAACGAGGCGCGCGGACTCCCTGAGCAGATTTTAGAACTCGGCGAGCAGGAGGTCGCGCTCCTCCGCAAGGCTGCAAATGAGGCAAGGGTACAGCTACCGGAAGGCTTGGAAAGCCGGGCCCGTTGGGGCGACAAAGGCAGTTGGCTGGCCCAGCAGGTTTACCGCGAAAAATTCAAGACGGGCGTGGTTCCGGGCGAACTCTTCATCTGGTGGGCGAACGGTGACCATCTGTTTCACGACAGTTTCGACCAGGCGCGTGGTGATATGACCACTGACGACGAGCGGCTTGCTGGTCCGGCGCTTTTGCTCGACCTCCAGAGCCTGGCGAGCGCTTTGCTGACCAAATCAGGTCGCGCGCTGGTCCATGTCGAATTTCCCGATCTTCCGGAGAAACCGGATGCTTAGCCAACGTCGCGAGACAGTGGGCAATCTCTGTGCCGGGGCATGGTGCCCCGGCCCGATAGAAGGAATTAACGTATGAAGACTGCGGAACTGCTAGAGCAGCGGGCGGCGATAGTGGCACGCATGGACGAGGCCCATAAGGCAGACGACGACAAGGCGTTTGGCGAGGCTGAGACTGAATTGCGCGCTATTGACGGCAAACTCGATCGTCAGCGCAAAATCGACGAAGCCGATCGCCGTGAACGCGGCACCGTGATCGCTGGCCAGGGCGGCGGCGAATTCGCCGAGCTACGCCAGCAGAGCCTAGTCGATACGTTGCGCTTCGGCGCTGGCATGGCGCTGGATGCCGAGAAACGCGCAAAGGTCGAACGCGAGCAGGCAATGCTAGCGGAGCGGGCCGGTGGTCCAGCCAAGGGCGTTTACATCGCGACCGAGCTATTCGAGCAGCGCGATGCCTCAACGACCGCGACGGCAGGCACGATCGCCCCGACCGATTTCCGGCCGGACCTGTTTACCTCCGCGCTGACGAACTCGGCGATCGTCACTCGCCTGGGCGCGACAACCCTTACCGGCCTTACTGGAGACGTGGTCATTCCGCGTGAAACGGGAGCGCCGAATGTGGGATGGGTCAACGAAGACGAGGCCCTGCCGACCGGCAACGCAACCTTCGATTCGCTGACGCTGACGCCGCATCACGTGGGCGTCATCACTGAGCTGTCCCGCCAGCTGTTGCAGCAGTCCAGCCCCCAGGTCGAGCAGCTGGTGCGGAACATGATGAGCCGCGACGTGGCACTCGAAATTGATCGAGCTGCCATCGCTGGCAGCGGAACCGGCGCTGAGCCGACGGGCGTGTTGAATGACGCGGGCGTGCAGGAGGTGTCGTGGGATACCGACCTGTTCACGACGACAGCGGACATGATGGCCGCGGCTGATCTGGCCAACATCGGCGACGGGAGGGCCTTCCTGTCGACCAACGGCGTCCGGGCAATCGCCATGAAGCTACGCGATACGCAGGGCCGTCCTATCCCTGTGTCGGAAACCTTCCACGCCGAACCCGCCTATTTCACCAACCAGGCACCAAACGACCTTGGCGACGGCAACGACCATGGCCTTGTCTATGGCGACTGGCGCGACCTGCTGATCGGCATCTGGTCCCAGTTGGACGTGCTGGTGAACCCCTATGCGGAGACGGCCTATTCGAAGGGCAACATCCTCGTGCGGGCAATGGCGACGGTGGATTTCGGCGTTCGTCGCCCGGCGTCGTTCCGCAAAGCCATCGTGCCGGTGACGTAATGAGCGCGGCGGCGACCATCGAGCGGCGTTTCACGACCGAGCTTCGCGCGTTAGGGCGCAAGCTCGAAGGGTACGCCGCCACGTTCAACGCCGAGGCAGACCTTGGAGCGTTCCGGGAGCGCATCGCGCCCGGAGCGTTCCGCGCTGCGTTGGCAGGTGACATTCTGGCCTTGCTCGATCATGACGCGGGCAAGGTGCTGGGGCGCACGCGCACCGGCACGCTGGAACTGCGCGAAGACGGTCACGGCCTCGCCTTCGCCATCCAGCTGCCCGACACGCAAAGCGGGCGCGATGTGATCGCACTTGCCGAGCGCGGAGACCTGGGCGGCATGAGCTTCGGCTTTACCGTGCCGGAAGGCGGCGAGGCTTGGCAGGGCGAGACCCGCACGCTGACCGCGATCGATCTACGCGAGATTAGCGTGGTATCGGCGTGGCCCGCTTATGGGGGGACCGAGGTGGCCTTGCGCGCCCGCGCTGGCACCATCGCGGTCCACCGTCGCGCCCGTGCCCTCAGACTCGCGGAGGCGCGGCAATGGGCATGATCGATCGGATAGCGGCCATCGCAGGCTTTGAGCGGCGGGAGCAAGACACCTCGCCCCTCGATCCAAGCTGGCGGGCACTCGCACCCATGACTGGGCACTTCGCCGCCGCATCGACACGCGCAGCGGAAAACCTTTCTGCGGTACTGGCGTGTTCGACCGTGATTGCAACTTCGCTCGCCAGCATTCCCGCGCTGGTCTATCGCCGCGATGGCGGCAGCCGCCTCGAGGCGATCGGCCATCCGCTTTACCGCATTGCTCGGCAGGGCGTCAGTCCGGGGATGACGTGGCCGGATTTCATCGAGCACTTGGTCGCATCCGCCCTGCTGACCGGCAATGGCCTCGCCGAGATCGTGCGCGGTGCGAACGGGGCGCTGACCGGCTTTCGTTTTCTCCCATGGGGCAATGTGAGCGTGGTCGAGCTGTCCAGCGGGCGGCTCGCCTATGATGTCTCGAACGGTCGCGGCAAGGCGCGGCGTCTGCTGCAAGACGAGGTGCTGCACCTGCGCGACCGAACCAATGGAAGCGGCGTGGGCGTGTCGCGCCTCGCTCGCGCCGCCGAGGCGATGCAGACCGTTCAGGCGAGCAACACCTTTGCCCGCAAATTCCTTGAGAATGGAGCGCATCCTTCGGGCTTTATCAGGTCGGCAACGAACCTGACCGATAAGCAGATTAGTCAGCTCCGCGACAACATGGCCGAACGTCATTCGGGCGCCGCCAATGCCGGTCGGGTAGGCATCCTGTCCGCCGGTCTGGAATGGGTGCAGGCGCAAATTTCGCCGGAAGACGCGGAGCTTCTGGAATCGCGCAAATTCGGCGTCGAGGAAGTCTGTCGCCTGTTCCAGGTACCGCCTCCGCTGGTGCAGGACTACTCGCACAACACGTTCACGAATTCCGAAACGGCGGGCCGATGGTTCGCGATGTTCACGCTCGCGCCGTGGGCGCGCAAGATCGAGGCGGAATTTGCCCGGAGTGTGTTCCCCAGCTCGGGCGCTTACGAGATGGAGCTGGATCTGTCGGGCTTCCTGCGCGGTGATCCCGCCACCCGCTGGAACGCCCACAAGATCGCGATCGAGACGGGCGTTCTCGATGCGGAGGAAGTGCGCCAGGTCGAGGGCTGGAACCCGCGCAAGGCCAAGGAACAAGTCCTGTGAGCGCCCGTGCATCCTTCAAGCAAGCGGATGTCTCGCGGGCATTGAAGGCTGCGCAAGCCGCCGGTCTTACGCCGAGCGGGTATCGCATCGACCCTGCAACCGGCGCAATCGAGGTACAGCTGGGCGGCACCGTCAATTCGGCGTCGAACAGTTTCGATCGACTAATGGGGCCGCGCTGATGGCCAAGAGATGGCTCCCAAAATGGGTCTCGGAGTACGAGGACCGGCACGGCAAGAAACGCTATCGTTTCCGGCGCAAGGGCTTTGGCCAGTATCTCTTCAAGAGTGCGCCAGGCACCGAAGAATTCCGCACTGAGTATCGGGCTTGCTGCGAAGGGCTGGCGGCTCCAAAGATCGAGGCGGGCGCGGCTCGCACGATCCCTGGCACATTCGATGATCTGATCTCCCGCTATTACCGCTCGCCTGATTTCCTCGACCCCTCCGACAGAACGCGCGAAGTTTATCGCGGCGTGATCGAGCGGTGGCGTAGGAAGTACGGGAGCGCCAAGGTTCGCGACCTCGAGGCGCGCCACATCGAGGACATGATGGCCGAAATGTTGCCGCATCGGACGGCAGCAAACATGCTCCGCAAGCGCCTTCGTGCGCTGATGCAATTCGCAATCCGTCAGGGCATGGCCCAGACCAATCCAGTGATCGCAACCAAGCCGTACAAGGTCGATAGCGCCGGGTTTCACACTTGGAGCGAGGACGAGATTGCGCGCTACGAGGCAAGGCATCCTGTCGGCACGATGGCTCGGCTTGCGCTCGACCTGATGCTGTGGACCGGCCAGCGCGGCGGCGATGCGCGCGTGATCGGCCCCCAGCATATCCGGCAAAAGCGGTTAGTCGTACGGCAGGAAAAAACGGGCGCGATTGTATCGCTGCCGATCCTCCCGCCGCTCGCCGCGTCGATTATGGCTGCGCCAGGCGGCTCGCTCGTCTTTCTGCTGAGCGGCCACGGCAAGCCGTACACGCGCAAGGGCTTTGGCAACAAAGTGCGTCAATGGTGCGATGAGGCGGGCTTGCCCCAATGCTCTGCGCACGGTCTTCGTAAGGCGGCGGCCCGCCGGTTCGCTGAGGCTGGCTGCACGAATCAGCAAATCAAATCTTGGACCGGACACACAACCGACAGCGAGGTTTCCCGGTACACCGCCGCCGCAGATCAAGAGGCACTTTCGGACGCAGCTGCAGAGATGTTGATGGCTAACCTTCGAAAAAGGTTAGCCAATGACTCTCACAAGTCATTGAAAAAGGGTAAGTAAATGGGCAAGATGGCGCACCCGACAGGATTCGAACCTGTGGCCTCTGCCTTCGGAGGGCAGCGCTCTATCCAGCTGAGCTACGGGTGCATTGCCTTTGTCGCAGATGCGGATGGCGCGCTTAGCAAGGGTTGGCGAGCGAGACCAGCCACTATCTGCTTGCGGCAGATGCCCGGGTGCCCGAATTAGGCATTTGGCAAGGTCGCTCGCCTAATCCTTTCGCGCATGAACGCATTACGCCACGATTTCGACTTCGCCCGCAACGATCCATATGCCACCACCGCCCCGACAGCTCTTGTCGAGCGGATGCGCAACCAATGGAACGCGGCACAAAAGGCAGGCGGAGCGATCGCGGGACTGGCCCAGCTCGCACCCGCGCCGAGCGCGCCTTGCGCTGCGCTGGAAGTGGCCCTGCTGAGGGGCGACGGCGAGCGGCTGGCGCGCTGCGAGCAGATGCTCGACGATCTGACGGCGGTGCTTCACACCGGCCTGACGGCGCTGCTGTTTGCGGCGGAGAACGATTGCGACACGACAGCTGCGGCGCTGGCGCTATGGCGCGAATACGACGCAGCGAGCGCAGCGTTGGCCGCTCTGGCAGGACCGCCTTCCGTCGACGGGCAGCACCTTTCTTCCGACCACTGA